AGATTGTTAAGGCACTCAGAGAGCGGTTAGCTGAAAAGCTTGGCGACGTTTAGTTAGCTCTGATGGCACGACGCGTCAACATTTTTGGGCAACCACTGTCTTATGACGTTGGTGTGGAGTACGTCGATCGCAAACCAGTTGATCGTTCACGACCAATCAATCCAGATGGCGATGATATTAGTACTGCAACTAAAGAGACAGTTCTCAAATATGTTGAGGATCTTACCCATGGGGTTGAGGGCAATCGTGGAAATGAAAACGCATTTCCTGTTTCAGGAAATTCAAGCTTGGTTACATTTCAATCTAGTGACGGTACAACACCCCCACTTTCTATTGCTTCAAACCAGGCTGGACAATATGTCGAACCATTCACGAAGACTAGTCAAATACTAGAGTCTTACTCAAATTCGTCACAAACCGCTCTGACCGATGGTGAACCCGCGCTCCAGACTCCTGGTGACGCAAGCTTCATCAAAAAAGGCAAGTCAAAGAGTGGTCAAGTTGATGGTCATAAGCTGCTATCAGACAATAACGCGAACCTTAGTCCTGAAATTGAGAAGCGATACGTCTCACCAATTCTTACGAACAATCGATTTAGTCCATCAAAAATAATGACGTCGATTGTCGGTCGCGATAAGAAATTTAACCCTGAACATCCATCACAAGGTTTCGGGAGTTATAAGCGTTACTCAAAACTTGGAACAGATATGACTGATGGGCAGTTGGCTAACGTTGGCCCAATGCTCACTTTAAGAGCTACAAAAGAGCTTGACTCTATCTCATCAACTGGTTATGGACAAGATGGGCCCGATGGTGCAGGCGCAAAAGCAGCATCACTGCTACCTGGCCTATCACAGATTGGCGTTGCCAAGGTGTCTACTGACGATCTACAGGTTGAATCCGTGCTTCGAGCTCTCATCGAAGGTGAGACCGAAGCGGTTAATGTTGCCGAAAACGAGAATGGGCCCCGCAAAGTTATCTCAATGACCACCTCATATGGTCAGATGAACAACGTGCTTGAGCAATTTTCGGGGCTTCTACCGCTTGGCATGGTTGCTGCCGGAGCTGCACTCGCAATCGCACTCAACGTTGCGATTCGTGCTGTGCTTGCCGTGTTTCTGCTTATTACTAACGCAAGTAATTCAACGTCGCAAAAGCGCGACGAAATTGGACGGTATTTGCCGGGCGACTCTCGTTTCAATCCAGCTTTTCAGAAGACGACTTTTCCACCTGTACCTCTGCCTGCTAAGTTATTTGGCCTTGTTGAGACCGTCAATCCATACGGAGACGCAGTCAATGAAGGTATCAAAGTCTTTTTTGGTGGCAACATCGGCGGCAGTTTACAGCGCGTCATCGAGTCACCAGGTTTTTATGTTGCCCTCAGTCGCAACATTGTGCGCTCTGCTGCCGATTTGGCTCGTATTCTTGAGGATGTTGGACGTGGCAATCCCATTCAGATTGCTGAGAATATCATTAGCTTTGTTGAAGCCATCAAGTCCTCAAAGGTTGTGGCTGTGATGAACATGTTTGCGCAAATTGGTGACGTTGCATTATCACAAGCTGCACGCTTGCAAAAATACGAAGCCCAAGAAAACCGTGATGGTGATTCTGAGATTGACAATATTGAGGGCTTGAATGCGATGCGCAATCGTAAACCAAGTAGTCTTGCACTGGCTTGGGGAGCTGCTACTACTAAGTCGATTCTTTTGCTTCCAACATCGACAGGCAAGGCTATGCTGGCTGGGCGACCTAACACTTTCACGTCGATGTTATCCAATACGTCTGACACGCAAATGCAGCTCACTGATAGCAATCGCTTATCGGCAGAAGTAGTCGCAAGCATTGAGAGTGAGTTGAATGCGGAGTACATGCCATTTTATTTCCACGACTTGCGCACAAACGAAATTGTCTCATTTCAAGCATTCTTGGTCAATCTTGGTGAGAGCTACTCACCCAACTGGGATAGTGTTGATGGCTATGGGCGCATTGATGCCATCAAGATGTATCGCAGCACAGCACGAAAACTTGAACTAGCATTTTTCGTTGCAGCAACAAATCACGATGATTTCAATGCTATGTGGGTAAAGATCAACAAGTTGGTTACCTTGGTCTATCCACAGTGGTCGAAAGGTACCTTGTTGCGCGATGGTGACGGCAACCACTTCACACAGCCATTCTCACAAATCCCCACTGCTTCGCCTCTCATGCGCGTGCGCGTCGGTGATCTTTGGAAGAGCAATTATAGCAAATTCAACCTGGCACGCATCTTTGGCCTAGGTAGTGATGATACTTTCAAGTTAAAGGAATTCACGCACACTAGTGATGTGCCGAAGATCGAAGACAGTATTCAAGGTGCATTGTTCAAGATTAAGAACAATAACATGGAGTTGCCTCTTGATACTGTGTGGCTACTAGAGCCAGGTGATTATGATGCTACCATCAATGATCAAGGTGCACTTGGTGCTGCTGGTGCTGCTCTTGCTTCTGTAGTCAACTCTGTTGGTGTCAAGACACCTTCAAATGCGCGCGTCACAGCTCGTATTCGCGTCTATGCTCGAGTAGTCATTATGAAGGCAATCAGCAAGTACGCATACGCGGTTAAGTTACTTGATGATGATGACATGCCTGATGTATACAAAAACGCAACGTTCATCGTATCACGTTCGCATCTCTCTATTACTGACGAGACATTGGTGACAATGGGTGTCAAGGAAAAAGCGCTTATCGACGATCCGATCAATCAAAATCAACGCGCCGAGAAGATCGTTAACTTGTCACAGTTTTTTACAGCAGACAACAATGCGCTCGTCAAGGCTTTTGAGTCGGCAAAAGGTCGTGGTTTGGCGTGTGTTGTTGAGAGTCTAAACTTTGATTGGATGGATGGTGGAAACATTCAATGGGAAACTGGTGAGGTAGGCTCTCGAGCTCCTAAAATGTGCAAAGTGAGTATGAGTCTATCCGTTGTTCACGACATTGCCCCTGGTCTTGATGCCAATGGCTTCAACCGTGCTCCTGTATATACAGTCGGAGCTGCAAGCAACGCCATGGCTGGTAATACGCCTGCCGATGAAGGCGAAGACATTAACACGGTCTTGAAAAAAGTTCGTAAGTCTCTCTTATAAGATCTTGAAAGGAATCGAGTAATGGCTATTTCTAGATATCGTCGAAGTGACGTGCTCGATTATGGTCGCCAATATGGCACGGGCCGCGCTCACGAGGTCATTCGTGACGCGATCAAAAATGGTACCTTATCATTTAAAGCTATAACACTCACTGAAGCTCAAAGACTTGATCATCTTGCAGGCATCTATTATGGCAACGGTCGTTACGCGTGGATTATTGCTGCTGCAAGTGAAATTGGTTGGATGCTACAGGTCCCACCTGGCACCTATATTCGTATTCCTGATTTTGACCAGATTCAACGATTGGTGGGCTAATGGCTACTAAGCCTGGTGAGAATATTAATCAGCTGCAAAAGCTATATCGTATTGTCACACCTAGTGATCTTATTGGTCGTTATAAACTTGAGAAGATTGGTGCAAAGGATGCTGACGAGGACGCTATGGGCAAGCTGCTCAACGTTTTCATTAACACAGCCGACGATACAGGTGTATCGGGGTTGCTAAAGTACTCAGAGATCAAGGAGCAACTCGAAAGTCTACAACTCAAGAGCCAACAAAAAGAAGAGCTAAAGAAGTACGTTAATCTACACGAGAAAGACTCGATAGAGAGTGTACTTGGCAGTAATGCCAACAAAGCATCTTCTACAGAGTTGCGCGTCATTAGTCTCAAAACGCCAATGCTCGGACTTTCGTTGCGAGATGTGAATAAGGTCGGCACCTTTTTAAACGCAGTGCCGTCCATTGAGTTATCCAGATGTGTGCCGCGGCTCGAAATTCAGTTCGAAACTGCTTTCACTAACGCTGCTGAACGTACAGCAGCCGAATTATCGTCCCAGGCCCCAACGTTGCTAAAATATCTCAATGGTGACGCAAAACAATATGGCGCGGCTGACAGAGCAATGGCTGATGCATCAACGCGTGGCTCAACCACAGAGGTCTCGCGCATGGTATCTGGTATGGAGTTGTTTACAACCCCACAAACACTTGTATCTCCTGATTCAACACTGCTTGCGCGGCAAACACCAGTACTTGATAGATTCTCAAGTTTGATGAGTATTGATTCGTTGGAGATTACTGCTGTGCCTGCAGGAGGTACTTTCTCTAACAAGACAGCTCGCCTTAATCTTATTCTTCATGACCGTTCACGACTACACGAGGTGGCCAGTCTCATCAAGCCGGATGCTTACAGTCAGACAACTGTTTCACTTACGTATGGCTGGTCACATCCTGATACTACAGGCGAGAATCCGGTTGCTGATCTCATTAACAGTATCGGTGTCTCGAATGAAAAGTATAACATCTATAATTCGTCATTTAGTTTTGGACAAGGGGGAGGCGTTCGTATCACATTACAACTCTCAATGAAGGGGACGAACGAACTCCGTGTAGTGCGAATCGCTGACAGTGAGAAGTTCTTCAATCTCAATGTACAGTTAGAAGCTCTCTCACGGGCAATTCGTGATGCGCAACAAAAGTTTTCAGGTTTGACTAAACCTGATTATGTGCAGGAGGACGTTCGCGTTTATCAAATTATCGATGCTGCAGCTAACAATGGAGAACTTGTCGAAAACTACACAATAAAAGACAAGGATAAGCTACGAAAACTAATCAAACAATTGCAAGATAGCCCTGCTAACAAGGGCAACACAGCAGTTCTTCAGGATTTGAAGACCTTCATGACCAATATGGAGAGTTTTCTAGACGGCGCGCAAGCACGTAATGAGCTTCTGGATCGTGATGCCAAAAAGAACAACAAGATGGCTCGTGTTGATGACGTACTTGGCAAACGTTTTGCAAACATGATTGGCCATCAAGAAGATGGTACTTTCTCTGCAGCGAAAGATCCATATCTTGATGAGACCGCTGAATACTGGTCACAGGGATTCATGGCGCGCGAAAAATCACAAATAGAAAACGAGATCAGTGGCAAGTCAAAAGAGCCTCGCAAGTTTGTCTCACTTGCAAAACTGCTACTGACATACGTTGGTATCCCCTTGCAAGCAATGGGTACTGTTGATGAAGTGCAGTTTGTTTACTATCCTTTCAACTCCGAGGCCGGTTATGCTCGCAACACATCACTTGCATCATTTCCTGTAGAGACACAGTACTTCCGAGACGTAATGGCTGACTATGCCAAACGTAAACGCAACGCAAACATCACCATTGCTGAGTTTATACAGCTTCTTGCTACAACTGTGCTTTCTGATGTGCGTCATCCAGCGTATGGCATGCGTGAGATCTACGCAAATCGTGATCCAAGTAAGCCAAACCAAGCCCCGGCGCTTCTGCCTGGGAAGAATGTGGAGAATGTCAGTAACGAGATCGCAAAGAAATTTGGTGGTGTCTTTCGAAAGCCTGTTGTTGAAATTCAGATTGAGTGTCGGGGTGGTCGTCCACTGAAGCAAGGTGAATTGCCGTCAGATAAAGAAGGTGATCGCATCATACGCATTCATATTTATGATAAATTGAGCAGCGCATATGAGCCAACTCTTAAAGTACTTGAAGCTCAACAAGGACTCGAGAAACTAAAAACAGAAAGGGACACTGTTGCCTTTAATAATCTAAAGGAGATTGCTAACCAGATTGGTCTTAATCTTAATGATAAGAAGTTCCGTTCGTATGAAGATTTAAAGCGATTCATCTCGCAAGTCACACCGGTACTCAATTATGGTGCTAATAGCGGCGGTATTATTGCTGCAACTGTGCAATCTATGCAAAACTCTGACCTTGCTACCGTCAATATGCAAAGAGCAATGGGTCAACCTTATAATTCCGAGCCGAACAGTTCGTCAGTATCAGCCATTCCACTTCGTATACAGCCTTCCCAACTTGATATAACACTCTTTGGGTGTCCATTACTCAACCTTGCACAGCAGTTTTTTGTTGACTTTTCGACTGGTACAACAGTCGATGATCTCTACACACTTACGCATCTTTCTCATACTATTGCTGCTGGTAAGTTCGAGTCAACGGCAAAACTTACGCCAATGAACGCCTACGGCGCATATGAATCTGTCTCTAGTAAAATTACCAGCCTAAAAGAGACAATTGATGAATTGCTCAAGAAAACAAATCCTATGAAAACATGGGGCTGAAGTGACCTAACCTGCGGTTGTGATCTGTGTTGACCGTGCTCTTTGCTCTTTTGAAAAACACATTGTCGTGAATGGCAAGGTCTCTCTTGTTAAGAAGCGTCCTGTCTGTGACTGGATTGGAAATTCCGTCAGTCATGTTGATCCATATTGTCTTCGAACGCTTTTTAATCTTGAAAATAAGACTTTTGATGTGACTCCCCCGGTACGATATGTCGAAATGACTCGTTTCTTTGGTCGCAAAGATACTTGGGAATTTGTTCACCCAACGCATCGCTTATGGTGGGCTGTTGATTTGGCAAAGGCAGCAGAAGATCTCGCAATGAAATGTCAGCGAGTTTACCATTGTGAAATCTTTGTTCCAACTAGTCAGATCTTTGAACAACTGAAGCCTTGGCGCATTGATCCTTCTATCGCTAACTCTGACGATGTCAACGCACTTACCTGTATGCCTGACGCCGACGGTTGGGTATATCCACCAACATATAACCGCTTTGGCACCAGAACAGGTCGCTTGACCATCACACATGGTCCGCGTGTGCTCACTGTCAAACAAGATACACGTGCTCTCTTTAGACCGATCGATGAGAATCATGAGTTGGTGCAGTTTGATTTCTCTTCGCTTGAAGCGCGCGTTGCCTTAGCACTCGCCGGTCGTGAGGTGAGCGTTGATGCCGATCCGTATCATATCATTGCTAAGCTGATGAATGTCAAGGAGCGCGACGATGCAAAGAGCGCTACATTTGCTGCTCTTTACTCTGACCCCACTGCAACTACACAAAAGGATCCTCGTGTATCAAGGGTGCGTCGCATTTTTAAGTTGGGTGAGACATTTGCCTCTTTAAAACAGAATTGGCAGCGCGAAGGCGCGGTTCGCAATCTGTACGGAAGACTTATTTCTGAGCCAGAAGAGGCAACACTCTACAACAATTACGTTCAGTCAACGGGAGCAGATGTAGTGCTTCTTGGTTTTAAACAGTTGATCACTGTATTACTCGAACTTGAGTGTGTACCGCATTTTTTACTTCACGATGCTCTTTTTGTGTCAGTTCCCAAAAGAAGACTTCAAGAAGCTTCACAGGTCGCTATCGAGGGCGTTACGGTTAAGAATTTTGCGCTTTCATTCCCAATTAAGACGTCGATCGTAGAAAAGAGACCTACGGTTTGACGTATGTCAAACACCTACGTGCGCTTTATCGACGTTGTTACTGGTAATATCCATCACGGGGTTTGGTTGCCAATCGAACATGTTTTTGGTTTTCGATCGGGCGATATATTGAATTTTTCTGGCGATCGTTATGAACTTCTCAAAAAAGAGTTTGAGATCGATACAAAAGAAGCTGTTTCACACGAAGGCGGTGAAATTGATGTCAAACTTTATGTGAAGAGGACTGAATGCTGAGCGAAGAACAAATTGTTAAAAATTGGGAGAAATATAGTACTCTGCTTGCGCAAACCGGAGCTCATCGAACCGAACAGATTCAAGCATTATTAGATCATCTTGGTGATCGTTTAGTAATGTGCCCCGCTTCATCGAAGAAGAATTACCACAACTGTTTTGTTGGTGGTCTTGTTGATCATTCATTACGCGTCTTGAAGAACTGTACACGACTTATTAGAGTGTCACCGGAAGTATTCGGTAGTATTCCAGAGGAATCGGTTGTTTTCGCAGCATTGTTTCATGATTTAGGCAAGGTTGGAGACCTCGATAATGACCGTTATTTGCCCCAAACAAGTGATTATTACAAGTCACGTGGTAATCTGTTTGAACATAACAAGGCCGTAGTGGCAAAAAATGTACACTCGAGTCTATTCTTGCTTCAACATTTTGGTATAAAAATGACCTATGACGAATTTGAAGCTGTGCTTCTTAACGATGGAATGATCGTTGAAGAGAACAAACATTATTGTATGAGTGAAACACCTTTAGCACTTCTTGTAATGACCGCAGATAGACTTGCTTGCGAACAAGAGAAGCAACTGACAATGTAAAACCAAGAAATGCTTGAAGTGATCTATATTTAGATGTGATCGGGACAGATGATCTCGATTTTCTAAACACGTAATAAACACAAGAAAGTAACATTAAAATGGCAATTGACATTAATGCAATTCGTAAACGTATGGAAGCCATCTCTGGCGGCGGAAATAAAAATAATAACAAGTTCAAGCGTTGGACTTATGAAGCACCAGGCACCTATCGACTTCGTGTGCTTCCTTTCAAAAATACTGATCCGGGTATGCCGTTTCCTGAACGAATTGTGTATTTTGGCATTAGTGCTGACGGTAAGGGTATGATTGTTTCACCTGAGAATGCCGGTCAACAAGATCCTATTAAGAATCTTCGCATAAGTCTTTTCAATGATGCCAAGAACGCTGCTACGCCTGCTGAAGCTGACGAACTGCAGGAAATGGCTAAAAAGCTCAAGTCGAAGACAGTAAACTGTGTTGCCGTAATCGATCGTGCTCACGAAGAAGAAGGCCCTCAAATGTGGGGTCCCAATTGGACTGATGTGCAGCAGTTACTTGCGCTTTTCCTTACTGAGGTGGGTGATTACACAGACGTTGGACCCGATGGTTGCGATCTTGAACTTGTTGTCACACCTGGTAAAAAAATAGTACAGAGCGGAAAACGAAAAGGACAGCCAGTCTTAGAAGCAAAGATTAACGCTTGTCGAAAGAATAGTCCGGCCGCAAAGGATGATGCTCAACTTCAAGCTTGGCTTGATACTATGCCAATTGTTGATGAGTATTATCCTGTTACTTCAACTGAAGAGACAGCTAGAAAACTACAAGAGTGGCTTGATGCTGGCGTTACAAATGTTCATGGCGATGACACTGAGCGTGGCGGAACTTCTAAAGAAGTAAAACAAGAAGAAAAGGTTGTTAAAACTGAAACCGTCAAAACTATTGACAAGAAAACCGCGCCAAAGCCACCTGTGACGAAGAAACCACTTCTTCAATCTGTTGAAGATGATCTCGATTCAGCGTTAGATGACCTTAACAGTAATGATGACTCCTGAGTTAATTTAGATAATTAACGCGTGAAGACTAAGGGCCCTGTGGGCCCTTTGTCATTTCTTTTCATTCTTGAGTCGTCTACTCGTACAAGAAATGTTTATCGCCTGAAGATTGATAGTACTGGGTTCGAGAATCCGGAGACCAGTTTATGTTTTTGAGAATTGATACTAGTGAAGGACCCCGAGGTGGACGACGTCTGATTGTTATTGCTTGTGATGTGTGCGGAAAAGAACGAAGCGTAGCCTACTGTGTTACCACACTCAACCGTTATCAACAAAGAACATCATTTTGTAGTTCAACGTGTCAAAATGAATCGCAAAAAAATGGCAAATTACGTGATCAGCTTAATGTTTACTTTGTTGAGAAATACGGTGTTAAAACACCACTTCTAACAGAAAAAGCAATACAAGCGAAAAATTTAGTCATAAAGAACACATATCAAAAATCTAGACAAACGTTGTTGGAACGTTACGGTGTGGATAATCCCATGCGCATTAACGACGTTGCTCAAAAACAACAAGATGCTATCCGTTCTAGTAGAAACGGTCTTCATCATTTTGAGACTGATGAGTCTCTAGAAAAGAGAAGACGTACTTGCATTGAGCGTTACGGTCACGATCATCCAATGAAGGTACCAAGCATAGTAACGAGCTTTCCTTTTAAGGAAGTCTGGAGAAAAAGTCACCTCAAGAAAAAGGAAAATGGGACGTACATCCAATCAGCATCAGAGAGAACATTTGGTGCTTGGCTGATTATGCTCTTTGGAAAGAAAAACGTTTCTAAAGGTGTGAACGTGAATGATTGGAGTATTGATTTTGAATGCGAGGTAGAAGGGTTCAAGTTTTGGATTCAATATGATGGTGTGTATTGGCATGGACTTGATGCACCTAGTGAGGTCATTCAAGCAAGACAAGGACCTAGAGCTCATAGGATAGCAAATGTCGTCAGACGCGATGAACAACAAAACCAATGGTTCGTCAAACAAGGATTGTTGCTTTTGAGAGTTACAGACAAGGAATTTGAGAGGTTTATAAAATGTCAAAGAAGAAAGAAACGAATGAACAAGCAAGTAAGCTCGAAGTAGCATCTGACAACACTGATAAAATGGTGCAAGACCTCATCAAGGATCTGAACCGAGAACACCAGACGCGAGTCGCTTGGAACCTTGGTACAGATTTATCACCTACACATGTCAAGCGATGGGTGTCTACCGGATGTCTACAGCTTGATTATGCTGTTTCAAATTGCCGCGATGGCGGTCTACCCGAGGGTCGAATCATTGAGATATATGGACCTCCCAGTATCGGAAAGTCACACATCGCAGCTCAAATATGTAGATCCTGTCAAAAACTTGGTGGAATCGCTGTTTACATTGATACAGAAAATGCAGTGAATCCTGAAAACCTAACAGTTCTTGGTGTTGACGTTACTAAACGATTTATTTACGTTGAAACTGGCTGTGTTGAGGACACTTTTCAAGTGATGGAATCCATCATCACAAAGGTGAAGGCTTCAAACAAAGATGTTCCTGTTGTGATTATTTGGGACTCAGTAGCAGCGACACCTGCAAAAGCAGAGCTCGAGGCCGATTATGACAAGGATAGCATTGGTCTCCAAGCTCGACAACTTAGCAAGGGTTTTCGTAAAGTTACACAGCTCATCGGTAATCAAAACGTCACACTTGTCTGTCTAAACCAGATCAGGACGAAGATTGGTGTGATGTATGGTGATCCAATGTGTGTAGATCCATACACGACGAAAGTGAAGGTTCGAAAGCGGAGGACCTCCTCATGAGTATTACACGATACATGGAACCTCAATGTTGTTGTCGTATGGGAAAATGATTTGATGAACAATACAGCTGTCGTATTTGAACATTTGATAAAGGAGTTACATGTTGATCGAAAATAATGATTTTGAGTATGAAGAGCTATCGTTGGCTGAGCTTGCAACACGATTTAACATCGTTGATTTCACATCTCCTGATGAACTTAATGTTGAAGATCATGGATATGAGATACTGAGCGTTGATGAGCAAGGAAACGAAGTTTATCAACCTTTAACTCATTTTATTGTCAAACCGAGTGTGTTATCTCACTATGAGCTTGGAACGTTGAGAGGAACTGGCGCTCATCGTGTGCTTCACGGCAAAGAGTGGGTTGCACTGAAGGATCATCCACATGCTAAACGTGTTGACAAAAGCATGGAGGTTGTTGATGTTTCTGTGGCAAACACACAATGTTACATTGCCAACGGACAGATAAATCACAATACCACCTCCGGCGGTCTTGCACTCCCATTTCATGCTTCTACACGTATCTCGCTTACCGGTGGAAAGCGTCTTGAAGACCCGAAGACTAAAGAGTTTTATGGTATCGAAGTTAACGCTTATGTCACAAAGAATAAGGTTGCGGCTCCATTTCGGAAAATCTCATTCGAGATCCATTTTGGTAAAGGTATTGCAGAAAGTGAGACTTTATTTGACGTCTTACGACAGTACTGTGACGATCACAAAATAATCAAAAATGGAAAAGAAATGAAGATTTCAGGCACTAGTGCTTGGAAAGAATTGCTTGTTAATGACGTGAAAACTGGTGAAGTTCTCGTTGAGAAAAAATTTTACAAAAGCGATTTTGCAGCAATGATGCGAGATTCACAGTACCGTTCGTACATTCTTGATATCGCCGAAGTTGCTTTAGTTCGTACTGTCGAACAGCAAAAAGCTGACCAGTATGCAGCTGGTGAAATAGATGAAGACGGTTATGAAAACCTAACGAAGATATCAGAGACAACTAAAAAGTAAACATGAATACAGCTTACAAATTGATAGATGAATACGAAGACTCTCAAATAAACAATTACATGAAAGAAGCACTTCGTGCAGAAATCACACACCGTAATCTGAAGAACAGAGGAACTCTATGAGTATCACGCGTCTTTATTTTAAGAAAATTGATGATCGAGCCATCATTCCAACCCAACGAAAAGGAGATGTTGGTCTTGATGTTCGATGTATTGAAGACATCATTATTCCACCTGGTAAGATGCTCAAGCTTCGTACAGGCCTCCAACTTGCACGTTCGCCAGAATCATCTTTTGGTCCGGTATTCCTCAAAGTCGAGGACCGCTCAAGCATGGCACTGAAAGGCATCACAACTCATGGTGGTGTCATCGATCCAAACTATCGTGGTGAATTTCATGTCATCCTCTTTAATTCGACAGATCAGTCTTATGAGGTAAAATCGGGTGACAAGGTTGCACAACTCATTGTGTATCCCGCTGCTTTTAACTTCCAGATGTCTTACCTCACATGTGAGGAAGTAGATGAGGTTGAAGAATCTAACCGAGGCTCTGGTGGCTTTGGGAGTACGGGACGATAATCACTCTTTTTCCATTTTTGCTAGCTTGTCGTAATAACGTGGATCTTCTGTAAGATGATCCATCGCTATTTCTTTAGCAAGAGCATGATCGTCAGTATGTTCTAACTCAAATTTAATTCCAAGTTTGAGTGCGTTTTTGTCAAAGTCTGATGGTTTCTTTTCATCAGCTAGCCCACCTGGTAATTGGTCTACATATTCCAATACGATGTGTCGCACAATACGACGAATAATGCTCACATTCTTACCTATGTTTTGTTGTGCGAATGAAGACTACGATCACAGACAAGAAGGACGTCATTGTCGAACGTAATGATAACAATGCTTGAAAACACGCTACCTGTTGTTTTAATTGATATGCGTAATCTCTTCATACGACATTACTGTACTCATCCTGATATGACGAAAAACGGTGAACAATGTGGTGGTATTGTTGGTTCTCTCAAGGCAATCAGAAAAATTGTTTACGAGCAATCACCAGCGCAAGTAGTCATCGTCTGGGAAGGTGGTGGCTCATCTAAACGAAGGGCCATTTACTCTGAATACAAAGCAAATCGCAAGGCAGCGCGTTTGAATCGCTTTTATGAGGATGATATCCCTGACTCTGAAGATAACAAAGTTTGGCAGATGGCCACACTAGCAAAGATTCTCAAACGATTTCCAGTGTGCCAGGTGTATGTAGATGATTGCGAAGGCGACGATGTGATTGCGTATCTCGCCAAAACTCAGTACCGCGACCGCAAGAAAATTATCGTTTCAAATGACCGCGATTTTTACCAACTGCTTGATGACAAAACAAGCATTTATTCACCGCAATCAAAACGTATTCACACTCAAGAAGATGTGAAAAAAGAGTTCTTCGGTATTCAATCGCAAAATTTTGCTCTTGCCAAAGCTCTTTGCGGCGATAAATCGGATAACGTTCCTGGTGTCAAGGGACTAGGGTTCAAAACACTTGTTAGTCGTATCCCTTTGTTCATCGCAGACACAGAACTCACCATTGATGAGGTGATCAATTACTGTAACGTGCGCCGTAACGATGCAAAGGTAATGAAAACTGTTACTGAAAGTGAAAATTTAATCCGCATGAATTGGCGACTTGTTTATCTTGGCGGACAGACTTTAACATTTGATCAAGCGGCGAAAGTTGATGCGATTCTTGCAGAGCATACACCACGGATGGACATGCTATCATTTATGCGCGACCTTGTTGAGATTGGTGTGCGAACCGTGGAGAATCCACATGATTTTGTTAGTACTTTTTTGCCACTGACTCGACGAGCTTGAAGGAGATAATATTTTGAGCGAAGTGATGACCGAGAGCGGGTCTAGTGGACCGACGTTCGGACAATATGGACAACACTTTCAAAAGAAAGTTGTGCAAGCTCTTCTTTCCGACCCTTCATGGGCCGAGCAAATGTCTGAAGTGCTTGAACCGGCTTATTTTGATCTTAAATACCTAAATTACTTGGCCGATCGATATCTTTCGTATTCTAAAAAATACAAAGCATATCCATCACTTCCGATGCTTGTTACTATTGTCAAAGATGAATTGAAACAAGGTAACGATCTTGCTTTAAAAGAACAGGTTGTTCAATATCTGAAGACACTTCGAGCAGCGCCAGACATGGGCGATTTACCACTTGTCAAGGATAAAGCGCTTGATTTTTGCCGTCGTCAATCATTAAAACGAGGTCTTGAGAAGGTTGTCGATCTCATTGAAACTGAGAAATACGAAGCCATCGTCGACACTATCAAGAAAGCCGTTTCTGCTGGTACAACTACAGGTCTTGGTCATGATCTTACCGAAGATGTTGAAGCACGTTACGTCGCTGATCGTCGTCTTGTTATTCCAACTTGTCTCTCTGAGTTAGATGCACCAAAGATTCTCAATGGTGGATCGGGCCGCGGCGAGCTTCATGTTGTCATTGCACCAACAGGTGTTGGTAAGAGTCACTTGATGACATACATTGGTGCAAATGCGATGCGACAGGGCTACAACGTTCTGTACTTTACGATGGAGCTCTCAGAGGCCAAAGTTGGTCTTAGATTTGATTCCAACTTTACCGGTATCGATACTAACGAGATCATTGACCGTAAAGACGAAGTTCTTAAGTTTTATGCTGAGAACAAGCTTGGCAAATTGAAGATCAAATATTTTCCTACTAATGAGCCAACGGTCAATACATTGAGAGCACACTTGGAAAAGTTAGCGTTAAAGGGGTTTATCCCCGATGTTGTTCTTGTTGATTATGCCGATATTGTCCGTTCAAGTCGAATGTATGAGCAACCGCGTCTTGAAATGAAGCTTGTATACGAGGAGCTTCGTGCCCTTGCTGTTGAACGTAACATCGCTCTTTGGACGGCTTCTCAGAGTAACAGAGAAGGTTCTAATGTTGAGGTTGTTGACATGAATAATATGAGCGAAGCTTACGCCAAAGCGTTCATTTGTGACCTTATTGTTACGCTTTCACGACGTCCCGGTGAGAAAGCAAGTGGTCTTGGACGTCTCTACATTGCTAAAAACCGAAATGGTATTGACGGACTAGTTTTCCCGATCAAAATTGATACTGCACGTAGTCTTTTTGAGATCGTTGGCGAAACGACAACGCCAGATGAAGTACAAGCGACAGCCGAGCAAGATGTACGACAAAAACTTCGAGACCGCTTTGCTAAATTCAATGACATGAACCTTAAGAAGGTTAGTTGACCGTGAATAGCTTACCATCTGACACACGCTCTCAAGGACACATGAACGATCAAAAAGCTAAAGTTTTCACACATGAAGAAGCGTTGACCGCTTCAACTGCGTATTTCAAGGGCGATGAGCTCGCAGCAAACGTTTTCATCACCAAATACGCGCTGCGAAATGAAGAAGGAGAGCTTCTTGAGCAAACCCCTGAGGACATGCATCGTCGATTGGCACGCGAGTTTGCTCGTATCGAGCTGAAATATCCGCATTCCATGAGTGAGGAGACCATCTTTAACCTCCTTGATCGTTTTCGTTACATCGTTCCACAAGGTTCGCCAATGAGTGCCATTGGGAACCCAACACAGGTCCAGTCACTGTCAAATTGTTTTGTCATTGCTTCGCCTTTTGATTCATACGGATCAATTGCACGTGCTGACGAGGAGATTCTCCAAATCCAAAAGAGACGAGGCGGTGTTGGTGTTGATCTAAGTGGCATTCGTCCGCGAACATTGTCTGTTAAGAATGCCGCTGGAACCAGTGATGGTCTTGGCATCTTCATGGAACGGTATTCGAACACAACTCGGGAAGTTGCGCAAGGTGGGCGTCGTGGAGCCTTGATGGAAACAGTTAATGTTTGTCATCCAGATATTGAGACTTTTATCGACATCAAGAACATCAAGGACAAGAACGGCGAACGCACAAAAGTTACGGGCGCAAATGTATCAGTGCGTGTTACTGATGACTTCATGCGTGCTGTCGAGGCCGAGAAAGACTTCACGTTACGTTGGCCTGTAGAGGCTGACTCGGCTAGTGCAAAATTCACGCGTGTTGTACCTGCATTGCACATCTGGAAAAAGATGATGCACGCAGCCTGGGACTCCGCTGAACCCGGCATTCTTTATTGGGACACTGTTAAACGCCACTCGATGGCGGACGAGTTTGCTGATAAGGGGTTCGAGACGATCTGCACGAACCCGTGTTTTGCTGGCGATACGTTGATCGCAGTAGCGGATGGACGACACGCTGTCAGCATCAAGCAACTAGCCGAAGAGGGTAAAGATGTTGATGTGTATAGTGTTGACACACGAACCGGGATGATCTCAATTAAACGTGGCGTCAACCCTCGCGTCACACGTGAGAATGCCAAGCTTGTCCGCGTTCATCTTGACGATGGGACGTGGTTGGACACGACATCCGATCACAATTTCCTCACGATTGATGGCGAAAAGGTCGAGGCGAAGGATTTGAAGATCGGGCAGAGCTTGCCGCGTTTCTTGAAGCGTCTTGAGCCCGTAAAGCAGGGTGGGAACGATTACGTTCGAGTAAGCACGAATACTCGCGATTCGTCTAAGGGAAAAATCTTTGAACATCGTCTCGTCGCCGAACGCGCTTACCCCGAACGATGGGCGGAGCTGTACGATACTCAAAAGCAATGCGGCTGGGTCCAAGGCGGGCTTGTCGTCCATCACAAGGATCGCGATCCGCAGAACAACACTCCTGGTAACCTCGAGGTTATGACCTGGTCCGACCACACCAAGCTTCACGCCGAACAGGACAACCAGGGCGAGAACAACCCACGATATATCGACGTGTCCAACGAGGAGGTCGAGCAGCACGCGATCGAGCTGACAACGATGCTCGGTCGAAGGTTCTCGCGCAAGGAATGGATCGCCTACGCACTTGACAAACAGTTGCCGGTTCACTTCGACGACGGTCCCAAGCGCGGCAACGCGGTGATCTCCGAGATGGCGACCAGGGTCGCGACGTCGCTCGGTTACCACCATGTTGATGTTGATCCGCGGTTGGTGCGAACGCTCCACGAGATGGAGAAGCAAGGTTATGATGCACGCATCGATGGTCATCGTGTGTTAGTCAGCAAGACTTGCGAACACTGCTCAGCGAGCTACGAGGTCGAGCACATCAAGCGGCAATTTTGGTACTGCTCGCAGCCATGTGCGCTCGCGAAGGTCAACTCCGACAAGGAGTTCCACGCCAGGCGAACGGCGAGTACGGTCGCGACTTACGCAAACCGCGCGCCGGAATTGCGTCGCAACCAAGCCAAAGTATGGTCAGAGCTCAAGTTCAAGCTCGAACGCATGCCGATGCTCAAAGAGTGGGAAGCGGAATGTCAAGCTCAAGGCATCACTCGACGCTTAAAGACGAAGTTTGGCTTTCAATCGTGGAAGGAGCTCTCGCAAGCTGGCCAGGATTACAACCATAAGGTCACGCGAGTTGAAGAGCTTGAGGGTGAACACATCGTGTACAACCTCACCGTTGAGGACAACCACACAGTGGCGATTGTCACTAAAATGGGCGATCCAACGACGAAAACCCTCTGTGACGGTGTGATTGTTGCGCAATGCTCCGAGCTCCCCCTCTCGGCATATGACTCTTGTAGGTTGCTGCTGCTGAACCTGCTCTCCTACGTCAAGGACCCATATTCCGCGAACGCGCGCTTCGACTTCGCATTGTTTATCAAACATGCGTGGCTAGCCCAACGTCTAATGGACGACCTTGTTGATCTTGAGCTTGAAGCTATTGATCGTATTATCACAAAGATTCAATCCGATCCCGAGCCAGAAAGCGAGAAGATACGTGAGTTGTTGGTGTGGAAGCGCATCCGCTCGGCATGTGCAAATGGACGTCGCACTGGCACTGGCATCACAGCTCTGGGTGACACATTAGCGGCACTTGGACTCATCTATGGTTCAAATGATTCGATTGCTGTAACCGAAAACATCTATAAAGCTCTTGCTGTTGCGACACATGAGTCGAGCGTACAGATGGCCAAGGAGCGTGGCCCGTTTCCGGCGTGGGAACCGGGTCGTTATCAGAACAACGAGTTCGCCAATCGACTCATAAAAGAATGCGAACAAGAGACTAACGAAAACTTTTTGAATTTCGGGCGTCGCAATATTGCGCTCACCACAACTGCGCCGGCCGGCAGCGTGTCTACACTCACTCAAACAACTAGCGGTATTGAGCCAGCATATCTGCTCCATTATAAACGTCGCAAGAAGCTGCGCGAGACTGAGCTTGCGACTGGGGCCAGGGTTGATTTTGTTGACGCTCTTGGTGATAAGTGGCAGGAATACGATGTTTATCACCACGGACTCAAAATGTGGATGGATATAACTGGTGAGTCCGATATTACAAAGTCACCGTATCACAAAGCAACAAGCAATGACATCGATTGGATTGCTTCCGTTGACTTACTTGCTGCTGCACAAAAGTGGACTGAGCACTCTATTTCAAAAACTATTAATCTACCGAAACACGTCACCGAGGAACTTGTTTCTGAAGTATACATGCGAGCTTGGAAGCTTGGCATCAAGGGTGTGACTGTCTATCGTGATGGTTCACGCTCTGGTGTACTTGTAGCGACGGACGAGAAGAAAGAAAAAGAAGAAACACCTAAACAGCCGGACGGGTTATTCGATCGACATGCTCCGAAGCGACCTAAGTCTCTTGTGTGTGATATCAATCGTGCTACTGTAAAAGGCGAGAAATACGTCGTGCTTGTCGGCTTACTTGATGATCGGCCCTATGAAGTATTTTGCGGCCTTAGTAACAAACTTGAGGTACCAAAGAAGTTTGAGAAGGGCAAGCTTATCAAAAACGGTAAAAACAAGGATAGCTTATCAACATATAACTTACACATTGACCTTGGTGATAATGACGAACTTGTTGTGAAAGATGTAGCAACTATGTTTGATAATGCAACATACAGCTCTTTCACTCGTATGGTGTCACTGTCTCTGCGACATGGGGTGCCAATTCAATTCGTATGTGAGCAGATGAGCAAGTCAATCGATGAGGATATGTCTTCTTTCGCAAAGGTATTGTCGCGGGTTTTGAAAAAATATATTCCTGACGGAACTGCACCAGCAAGCGAGAAAAAGTGCCTTAACTGCAGTTCGACGTCTGTGGCCTACCAAGCTGGATGTGTCACATGTTTATCATGTGGCTCGAGCAAGTGTGGTTAGTCATATTTGCGAATAACCTGCTAGCAGACAACTAGACTTTGGTTTGAATGTTTATCGATGGTAAGGAACGCAGTTATGAAGAAATTGTTTCTGCGATTAGATTAAAAGATCGATGTACTAACCGCGGTTCACCACATATTGTGGAAGCCGACGACAAAGGTCTTATTTCTGGACGTGCTTGGGGCATGATGGCTGAGCCAAGTGCTCATTTGGAAAATACTGAGCTTGCTAGGTTGGCCAATTGTGCTTATGAACAAATTTTTAATCAAAAGGTCGATGGTCGTTTTTATTGCCCTCTGACCGGATTTACTTTGCTCACTCTGCAGATTAAACATTCAGCAAAGGGTAATTTCTTAACATCTGCTGATGAAGGCACCAAAGGTGGAAAGTCACCATATAACGTAACCGATGTTGAGTTTTTCCAATTTCGCCAATCTTGTCCACCGTGTCATTCAGTCTTTGCTCCTTTGCGCGACTTCCCAGTTGATGAGAACGGTAATCTGCTTCAAAAGTCAAGTTTAGTTGATCATGAGCATGCGAAATTTAGTGTTCAAAGATGCAAAAAGGATGCAACAACACCTGAACAACTTGTTGAACTTCTTAAGACGCGTCTTTATTTCATGCACTATTCTCTGAATAAAATCTAATAATGATTGACGATACCTGAAGCGTCAAGAGTTAGTCTTCTGTCTATTTCCTTGTTTAATAGAGAAGCATGGCGCATATTCAACATCTTATCGAAGATCGTGATATCACAATCGGCACAATCAAGAGCATTGCACGGGCGATTGCTGTTGGAAATCTTCCTAATGCCACCGAAAAAATTGACGGTGTTAACATCATGTTTACGCGCACATCGAAGTTTGAGACGAGATTTGCAAGAAGCGAGACTGACATCAAA